GCATAGAAGCCTACGTAGCCCGCAGGCAGCTTCCACATGTCAGCTTTTGGGTCAATTCCCCATTCTTTGGCTTTTTCATTCAAAAACGTCTCGTTTTTAATTTCACCTAAATAATCTTTAGCGCATGCATTTAAACTAAAACTAAATCTATTTTCATTGATGATTGCAGCAGCAACCATAGTGTCTACTATCTTACCTCGGATCTCAAAACCATTTACAAGTAACCAACCAACATCATAACTTGCATTATGAAATATTTTAGTTGCATCAGTTCTTAAAACATCTTGCATCCAAGCTGTAGTAATTGCTAAATCCATATTACCACCAGCATCATGAGCAATAGGGAAGTACCATTGTTGCCCGAGAGCAGCTACAGCAAATCCTACTATATGCCCATCAAAGGTTGCCCATCCTGGTCCTTTTGTTTTTATATTAGGATCTTTAGTTTCTAAGTCGATTGCAATCTCTGTTGCTTTTGATAAATCTGGATACTCTGCAGGGCAGATCCAATCAGAATCATTATATATAAAATTTAATTGATGTGTCATTTTTTGTGGCCGCTGTTAAAAAGTATGTTACCTGCAATTGATATTCTTTCTTCATCACTGCCGTTAAATGGATAAGCAGCATGAGGAAGTTTTGCAGGAAAAAATATAAATTTTCCCTCATCTTTACTTGTTAATTTAATTTCATGAAAATCCAAGTTACCTATTATATTAGTAAATGTAAATTCAAATTTACANTCTTTTGGTATTTTTATAAAAGTTACATAACTAAATATACCGTTATGTATATGGTTTGGTAAAAACTCACCTTGTTTTTGATAATTAATCCAAGGCCTGTCATGACAGTAAGGTAAGTCATTTGTCATAGCTTTGATCATTCCAAGATTTGGAAAACAATCATTGTATGCTACAAAAACACTTTCTACAAAATTCATAAAATCTTTTTTATTATCTTCTAAATAATAATGACTAGGAATATATTTTTTATTTACTATATCGTCCTGCATTTGTGGGTTTTTTAACTTGGCTGTGTCGCATTCATGTCTTAGATTATTCAAAAGAGAATCAGGCATCTGGACATCTATGTAACCATAATTTTTTAAACTTATACTTCTCATTGTATTTTTCTACTTAGGTTAGCATCTTCAATTGATATTGCTCTTTTAAAAGGTATAGCTAAATCAAACAAAGCACAGTCGGCACAGTAATAATTGTATTCATGTACAATTACAGCGACTATGGCATCACAATGCTCACACATAACTAATCTATTTTTTTTTCGTCTTGGCATCTTTTAAGTGGTCAATTTCTAAATCACAATAATGTTTTATCTTTTCTAAATCTTCTATTTGTTTACCCTTTAATAAATATCTACAAGCATATTTAATTACATTTGCTTGGAATGGGTTTAAACCATTCTTTCTTATAAATGTCCAAGGTTGGATTAAAAATTCTTTGTAGTGAGATCCTCCGACTTGTTTACCATCTGGGAATGCTTCATCGAACATGTTTTTATCTGACATAGTTAGCCTCATATTGTTTGTAATATTTTCCTAATGGAAAATTATATTGATGATAAGTGCCCAACAAATGCAGAGTGCTTTTGGATCTAGTGGCACCTGTATACCAAACCCTAAGTTCTTTTATTTTTTCTGCTAAATTCTTTTTCTCGTAATGTGATGGAAAATTACATTTACTCGCCAGGACAACATTGTCAGCTTCCCCTCCTTTTACTTGGTGAATAGTATCTATTATAATTTTAGGAGGTTGATTAAGATCTACGCCTTCATTCATAAGTTTTTGGAAATACTGTTTGTCTTTATCCTTAAATTTTCTCTTAAATACTTGATTCCACAGGCCTTTTTCATCACGCATTCCACACCTTAAATGTAATTCATCAAAAGTAAATACTTGATTTGGATGTGCAAAACTCCATTTTTTACTTTCCGATGACCGGTATCCGTGATCAATGTTTAATAAAAACTCATACATAGTTACAGCTTCTTCTCTATTTATGCTGCCCCCTTCACAAATCTTTCCCAATAATTAATTGCAGAGAATTGATTCGGATCAAATGATTTATTATTTTTTTGATCTTGGTAATATAGACCAAGATTCCTAGCCTCCTGTTGGAGTTCTCTTTTTACATCATTAATTCTAGCCAACACCATCCAACTACCATCCATATCCCAAGGTACTTTTTTTAATCCGTTCCACCTATGAACAGAACCCTCTTTACCATTAGATAAAAACTCTTTTTGAATACGGTTGTTACCCATAGAGTTAAGTAAACATTTAGAAAAAAAATGTATATTCTTATTTAGTCTTACTGATTTTTTTAAGACTAAAGACTTACCTGGGAATGTTTGAAACAAGTTAACATCAGCTCCATTCCATTCATAAATTGCTTGGTCATCATCACCTGCAATATAAACTCGCTCTACTGCTTCCGACATTTTAACTACCATGTCCCACTGCAAAGGCGTTAGATCTTGAGCTTCATCTACCATTAAAACTTTAAAAGGGACCACAAGGCCATCTTCAATAAACTTCTGAACCATGTCAGTAAAATCTAATCTGTCCGGTGTCCGGTGTCCAGAGTCCATCTCCATTGTTTTAAATTCTTCATAACCTGCAATGATCGATTTAAACTGTTGAAGTCTTACTGATTTTCTAGGTTGTTGTTTGTACAACCACACAGGATCTACTTTCATGTTTCTCGCTCTATCGTATATTTGTAAGGACCAATTGTTATATACTTTCTGATCATCCCAAGCATCTTTGTAACCTACCTTCACAGTTCCGTATTGTGTATGAAACATCAGCAGGTCTGCTTTAGGATCTAATACGGGAATTTCAGCAAACTGTTGTCGGGCCAAAGAATGTAATGTTCTAAAATATGAGAAGGCATCTTCGTCATAGCCTTTAAACTTCTGTCTAACCCTTGAAACACATTCGTTAACAGCTTTGTTAGTAAAAGATACGTAACAAATCTCGTCTGGAGAATAACCTTTCTCAAGGTACCTCTTAACCCTCTTGAGTAAGTTTTCTGTTTTTCCTGTTCCTGGTGGTCCAAATATTTTAATTGTCTTCCCACGCAGCTTTTGCTTTAGTAAATTTGACATCTTTATTTTTATGCTCTGTTTGTTTTGGTAAAGTTACAACCCAATGTCTAGTTTGAATTCCCTTAAACTTAGCTTTAGGCAATGCCTTACCCTGTTCCAGAAATCTTGTACATTCTTTTTCATTCCAATTGTAACCCATTTTTTTCATAAAAGATCTAAACGTTTCTAATTTAAATCTCATTTCAATCTCATCTTTCCATATGTTTCCTGAATCAATTTGATCAAATTCTGTAGTGTCTTCTATGTCTTCAATAAACTTAGTCATTCTAGAATTAAATACATCTTCTTGCTCTTCTCCTGCATTGAAACCCTCCATGTCTTGTTTGTTTGATATTAATTCGTCAAGCCAATCTCTGTAAGGATCGGGATCTCTTTTAGTTGGTTTTAAAGTTCTCCAAACAATATCGTAATTTAAAAGTTGCTCACCNAACANCTGCTGTTGGTATAATTGTTTTGTAGATANTCNTATAGATTTACCTTGTATAGGTANTATCCAATAAGGTTCTGGGTATGAATTTACTTTTAAAAGTTTACCTACCTCAGGCAAAGCTTCATTATTACCAATACCGTGTTTACGTCTTAAACAAGTGCTTGATGAACAATGCATTCTTGCAATAGAAGTTTTACACTTATAAGCATACTCTTTGTTTTCAACACCCTTAAATATATTGTTTAACTCCTGCGGGTGCAAAGGTTCTGAACAAACTTTAGTCATTAAGTTTCTAGTCCAATCCTCATACATAACGGGATCTGGATTTATTTTTTTACCCAACACAGCAACGTTAAACATTGCATCATTACGACCTTCACCTTTTTGCACTTTATTTTTCATAAAATTTACTACACAAGGTGGATAGTCTTTGGTCTCATCGTCTTGGAATATTTTTAGCTTATTAAATTCTTTAGGTGTTAATCTATAATCAGAAACAAACTTATATAAATTTTCTAATTTTATAGAGTTACCATCATTGTCCATAGCAACTCTCGTAGTCATGTGAGCTTTTTGATATGGTAAATTTACAAAGTTACCTTTTCTTTTTGCATTCCAATCTTCAGGAGTAAGATCTACTTCGTCCTGCGCAGGGTAAATATCTGTAGTAGTATCGTTGACCCCTAAATCTGAAGCAAGCTCAATTAATTTTTTTCTCATTGAAGATGCAGGAACTACACCATCAATAAATAAAATTAAATGGAGTCCGTTGGATTTTGATCTGAATGGGATGAGCGGGTACTTCCTTTTCCGTATAACTGATATAACTTCCTTATGTTGTATATTGTAGCGATCAACATCGATGACCCCCCAACTACATGTATTATCATCTCTGATAG